ACCTCCGTATTGGCAAAGCACAAAAAAATTTCATAAATAAAGAATAAATGGATCTAATTTGTGAAAAAAGTCTTATAAAACAAGCCACTAGTAGGTGTTTGTATTGCAATTCCACTAGCTATGGTAAAGGCTGTCGTTATGCCCCTAAAGGTGTGCATTTTCATCCAAGTGACCCTAAAAAGTGTTCATATTGTGGATCTGTTAGTTTTGGAAAAGGTTGTAAATTAAATCCTTTTGATGATTTACATCTTCACGGAATTAATTATAACTCTATGTTTAAGGAATCTTTAAATAACAAATTTATTATAGAACAATTAAGCAAAAATTTTAAAGACTACGAAGCTTATAAATTAGGTATTATAGATGAAAATGGTAATAAAATTAAAGAACCTATTACCGAAGCAGAAAAGGCTTCTTATAGTCCAACAACGAAAACCTTTTTAAAAATTAAAAAATATTTGGGTGGCAAATGGGACTTAATTCAAAGTACAATGGTATTAGAAAGTCTTGCTAAAAATGATTACTCTAAAGAAACACACCAAAAATTCCTGCAATACGAAAACAAAATACAGGACTTGCTTACCCAATTACACGAATTAACCAATCAAGCTTTAAGTGAAGGTTTATCATTAGAACAAGTAGAATCATTCTTTCATTAAGATCATGCATAAGGAATTTCCTGTTTCTAGAGTGTGCGTAATTGATTACTATCCTCTTTTGAAGTCTTCTATCAAGGAGACTATTCAGATGTGTAAAAAATATAATATCCCGTTTGTTACTCAGGGACGTACCTCTAAAGACATACAAAAGTTTTTTTATCACTATTGTCTCGAAAAAATTTGTTCGGAGTACAAAAAGTGTCCTAGTAGCTATGAAAAAGTCTTAGCTGTTTACCCAATACCCAAAGAATTACCATTTTCACAAAAAAATTTAGATAAAATATTATCGGTACTACCAATACCTTGGTGTAAGGTCTCTTCTTGGCATTCTCCAGATTTAGAACTAAGTGCATTTAAATCACTTTCAAAACCAAAATCACCTCAAAAGACTCTTACTTTTGCGAATAAACATGATTTACATGTGGTTCTAAAAAATATTCAAAAAAATAAAATTTTCTCTAAAGGATCCGTTGACTTTTCAGGTAATCTTGAATAAATGGATTTAAAGGTTTGGGGCTGGGGGATTAAAATTAATTTTTAAAGAGAAAGGATCTCGATAAATAATAACATGAAATTCGACCAAATTCTTAATGAGCTAACTAGTAATTTAAATCAAACACAACCCCAAACAACTCCGGGTACACCTGCTGCGACCAATACCACAAGCACCACTCCACAACCCTCGCAGCCAAATAAACCTGTTCAGCCGGTCACCCCAATTAAACCAACTACCCCGGTTAACAATAACCAAAAAGTAGATGCTAAAAATCCGGTCGTCGCTGAATTAGTAAAAGCTCAAAACCCAGATACGGTATTAGCTGCTTTAGCTAAATTAGGTATAGTCACTGCCAAATAATTAAAAATGTTAAAAAATTCATTCAGTAATTTTTTTAAAAAAGGACCTAAATCTCCTGTTCTAGAAAAGAAAAAACCTTATTATAAAAAATCTAAAGTAATAAGAGAAAGTAAGATTAATTTTCAATCTCACTTTAAAGGTAGTTTATTGAATGAAGGTGGACAAGCCGCCGAAAATCTTATCGTAGATTTAAAAAAGAATACGGGTAATGAAAATTTAAAATACGTTCGTGCCAATCCTACACCGGAAGTCATAGACGAAATACAAAGACTTCTCACACTTTTAAGAAGTAAAGGATTTGTGGATTCCCGAGAACCTTCTTACTATCTAGGTTCTAGTCGTTTATTTGCTATCAAAGCAGGCATTAGAGCTCCCGAACCTAATGAAATAGAAACTCAAGAAATTATTCAAAAAGCTTTATCTACTAAAAAAGATTTTGGAGATATTGATTTAGATGTACACTTTCAAGAGGGAGTAACAACCAAACAAATTAAAGATTTTTTAAATTCAGAGTTTCCAGGAAAATACGCAGCAGACACAGCCGCTGAAGAAGTTAATACTGCGGTAGTTGTTGGAAATTCCAATAATGTTATTCAAATTGATATTGTCAATATTAAAGGTAAGGAAAAATATTTTGGTGTTTCGCAATTTGCTAGTATGGCAGATATTGCTCAAGGTATTAAAGGAGTAGTAAGAGATCTTCTAGTAAGAGGAATTGCGGCTTCTACTTCTATCAATCCCAAGAAGACGGAAATTTTAGATCAAGCCATTAAAAACACCGAAGAGTATAAAAATTTTGTAGAAAAGTATAAAAAGAACGGCGAGATCACTTATGATATTCGCTATACTCTAGGTGGAGATGGTTTAGCGTATAAAATTAATTGGATGGTTGATGGAGTTTCTAAAAATTACAGTAAAGGTGGAGTAAAATTCGATCAATTACAAAGGTTTGTTAGAGGAAAAGAAGTAGACCCGGTAACCTATGAAGATTTGGATACTCTAGCCGCTATTTTAGGTTTTGCTAATCCTGATCATTTAAAACACGTGGTTAAAATGGCAGAATTGGTTTCTACTTTCGATCAAGAACGTAAACAAAAACTTTGGGACAATTTAGTAAAAAATATCAAGTCTAAGCTTCCCAACCCATCTACTGGTCGTACTCAAGGGCAAATTTCTAATCAAGAAGCCAAAAGTGCTTTTGAATACCTTAAACCTTTCTTTGGCAATGTGAATACAGAAGAGTATGTTCAGTTATTTGGTGAGAGCTTGAACGAAGCCGTTAAAATGGTTTCTATTCCCCACGTTGATCAGATGACCGCTAAAGATTTTTGTAATCTTTTTAGTGGAGGAGCTTGGGAAGTTTCTGAAAAGTATGATGGCTCTAATGTTTCTTTTGGGTTGACAGAGGAAGGACAAATTTTTGTCAAATCTAAAAAAGGAAATCCTGTTACCGATCCTTCTGAATTTTATCAACAAGCCAAAATGTATGATAATGATATTTTTGAAGGATTTGGCAGATTTTTAGAAACTTTACAAAAAAGTAAATTAGAAAATCTTTTAAAACAATTAAGTGGGATGGTTGGTTCTCCTCTTCAGATTTTTGGTGAGATGTTCAGTAAGGCACATATGAATGTTATTCCTTATGCAGAAGATTTAATTGGCAATGGAGCGGTCGTAGTTTTTGGAATAGTTAAATTAGATTCACCTAAAGGTACTGATATTACCACCACCAAAGAAGGCAAAGTTATCAAAGATAAAATTGTAGAACTTCTTAATAATTCCACTGACTGGAAATTTTATGATAAAAAACCTTTAGCGTTAGACATTGATGAAACCATCAAATCCCAAATTCAAAAAACCTGTAGTGCAGAAAATATGGCAGTAATGGCTTCACGCAAAAGAACAGGCAATGAAGCTGAAATGAAAGCTAAAGCGGTTAAAGAATTTGAAATTTTAAAATCTCTTATTAAAAAAACTCTCTTAGGTTCTCTAGGAACTGTACCTTCTTCTTTAGGTGCTTCTGAAATTGAAGGAGCTATTATCCGTAATATGGAGACAGGAGCTATTGCTAAATTAGTAGATTTAGAAGGTTTCGGTAGAAGAAGAGCAGAACAGTGGGCTGGAGTAGATGCACTCAAAGACTATCGTAAAAATCTTTACAAACAACTTCAAGAAGATGTATTAAAAAATGCCGATATTTTTATTTTAGATGATAAGCAAGTTCAAAAATTAACCAATGCCATGGAAACTAAAGGTTCTCGTTTTGGTTCTATGGATGAAATGTTAGATGTTCTTTACGGTGATGCTTCTGAAGAAGTTCAATTTCAAGAAGCTAAACAAATGGTTTCTGACTTGACTAATTCTTTAAACAATTATAAAAAGAATATTGAAGAAGCTTTAACTAAGATTAATAAAGAAGATTCTAAAGCTTTAGAAGATACTAAAAAAGCCATTGAGGCAGAAAAGAGAAGAATTGATCAATTTGTTTCTGAATTAAACAAGAGGATTTCAGATCAACAAAATCCGTATCTCTCTATCATTCGTTTTGTTTTAGGACCAAAAACTTTAGAAGAATTGGGTAAAAAATTTATTCAAGTAGTAAAGTAACTTGATTTATATTCGTTCGTGGTTATTATTCAATCCATGAGCAAGAAAATTTCTCTAGAATTAGATGTAGATCAAACCAACCGTATTATTGAATCTTTACTTTTTGCATCCTCTGTGAGCGTGGGTGCAGACTGGAAAAAAGAAGATTGTGAAGGCATGCTTGATATTGCTAGACAATTAAAAAATACTTTAGGTGATGATTTGAAAATTGACAATATTAATTTCTTCAAAGAAGACTATTACGAAGATTCCTGTTCTGAGAGTATTCTGAATGAGTTTGGAAATCACTTTGATATCGTTTCGTTAGACCTATAAAATATATTATGGCTTATATTTCTACTAAAATTATAGAGTTAGGTTCTTGTGCGTTTCGTCAATGGAAAGCAACTGATACACATTGTTGTAAAGTACATGGGTATCAATTAAAAGCTAAATTTTGGTTTGAGGGGGAACTTGACGATCGTAATTGGGTGGTTAATTTTGGAGGTCTTAAAGAATTAAAAGCAGAACTCCAAAAACAATTTGATCACACACTATGTGTTGCTGTTGATGATCCATTGGTATCTCTTTTTCAAGAACTTCATGAAGCAGGTGGGTGTGATCTTCGAATTATGGCAGACGTTGGTATTGAAAAGACAGCAGAATGGTGTTTTAAAAAGGCTAATGAACATATTAAAAAATTAACCAATAATCGTTGCAGGGTTGTTAAAGTAGAAGTTTGGGAACACGACTTGAATAGTGCATTATACCAGGAATGAAGAAACAATTAGAAATTATCAATACTACATTTGAAAAAGTTGTTCCTAAAAGTGAACCAAATAAAGCTAATTTTTGGTCCTTTTTAACTACCACTTTTTCCACCTTCTTTGCTTTTTTGTTTATTATATTTTTTATGTTATTCCTTCATCCTTTTGGGTGGTTGAGTATTGTTATTATGACGTTATTATATAAATTTGTTATTTCTTAAATTATGAACACTAATTACCTATATCTCAGTGACGATAAAATTTTCTACACCATTGAAGGAGAAGGTGAATATGTAGGACAACCCTCAGTCTTTATGAGATTGTCTATGTGCAATCTTACTTGCAAAGGATTTATTTCAGAGGATTCACCAAATGGGTGTGATTCTTTTATTTCTTGGTCAGTGAAGAATAAAATGACTTTTGAAGAAATCTTTCAATACATGGAAGAACGAAATTACATTGAACATCTTAAATGCAATGCAATTTTTAAATTGACTGGAGGTGAACCTATGGTTTCGCAAAAAGGTCTTCTTTTGTTTATCGAGAGCTTTGTAAAGAAGTATGAGTTTTTGCCTCGTATTGACTTCGAAACGAACGCAACTATTCAACCAGACAATCGTTGGGTTGATGAATTTAAAGCTACCTTTACTACTTCTCCTAAATTGACGACCAACGGTGATCCTGAAGAAAAAACATATAAGCCAGAAGTTCTTGGTTGGCATGTTGATCATAATTCAGGATTTAAGTTTGTTATTACTTCAGACAGAGACATTGAAGAAATTTGGAGAAAATATGTAAATGATCATGAAGGAATTAATGTTCCTTTGAATCGTATTTGGTTTATGCCATGTTGTGGATCACGAGAAGAACACATCGAGAAAGCACCGGCTGTTGCTGAATATGCTAAAGCCATGCATGTTAATTTTAGTCCGCGTTTACATCTTTGTCTGTGGAATATGGCGCTCAAGGTCTGATAATTAAAACACATGAAAATTGCTATTATAGGATCACAAGGTTCAGGGAAAAGTCATTTAATTAAAGAGTTCCTTGAAAAGTGGACAATGTATAAAACTCCCGAAAAAACCTACAGGGATATTATTAAAAGTCGAAATATTAAAATTAATCAAGAAGGTGACGAGGAATCACAAAAAGCTATTTTGAATGCTTTGATTGATGAAGTTCAACAAGCTAAAGGTGACTTTTTAATTTTTGATCGATGTGTTATCGATAACATGGCATACACTCTTTGGTTAAATGCTCATGATAAAGTTTCTAATAAATTTGTCATGGATACTAAATTTTTGACACATCAAACTCTAAAATTGTTTGATATGATTTTTTATGTTCCTGTAAGACCTGAAATTGAATTACAAGAAAAAGAAACAAGAGATAGTGACCCTAAATTTAGAGAAGAAATTGATAACATTTTTAGAGCTTTAATTTCTTCTTATGAAAAAGGTACAGGAGCATTTTTTCCTTTAGAAGATTGTCCTGCTATTATTACTTTAGAAGGTCCTCCCGATTTAAGAAAAGATCAAATTAGTCTTTATATTAAAGATAATGGAATGCCTTTTAGTGAAGAAGATGGCTCTTTATTGAGTTAAATTCCATAAATAACCATATACTTTTATGGTTAATTTTGATACATTAGTAGAAAAAGTTCTATTAAATGAAGCTGGTGTTGTTGGTGTACCTGACTGGTTTCAGAAAATTATTAATAAACATAGAGAACTTTTTGGTATTGATATTACTGATGAAGATATCTCAGATTTTTTTGATTTATTAGACGACGCAAGAATTTCAGAGACTGATGGTTTAAAAAATTATAATAAAATTAGAATTTTAGATTTCATGAAGACTTTTTATGACTCCATGAATCCTAAACCAAAAGACGTCAATGAATTTAAAAATTTATTAACTAATAATACAAACTTTGCTAATTTACCTTTAGTTAAAAAGATTTTATTGTTAAATCCGACCACCAAAAGTCAATGGGAACTTACCAATAAAAATATAGCAGATTTAAAAGTTCGTTCTGAAACTTCTGCTGGTCAAAAAGGTGCTGATGCTTTACAAAATGAATATGGTAATGATTTTATTATCCCTGCTGTTCAAAAAATTATAAATAAACGTATAGGATTTTTTACAAGAGTAGCAAAACTTAAAAGTCCCACTACTCCATTTGCTAACCTTATTAATGACGTATTTAAAAATCCTGAACAATATGAATCAGGAGCGAAAAGATTTACTAGTGATTTTGAAGCGGTTGATAAATTTTACATTGATAATCTCATAGAAATTGCCAAAGCAGCCAAACAATTTTATGCTAGTGAAATGGCTAGAATAAAATTATCCCCAGAACAATTAGGAGGTTTTTTAGAAAGCTTTACAATGTGGGTTGATGATATTTTAAATGAAGCACCACTCACTTCAGCTCTTCAAGCAGGTTTAGCCAGAGCCAATCAAATATCATCACAACCAGTTCAACAACAACCAGCAGATAAAAATCAGGTTCTTAGAAATATAGCAGCTAGTAGAACTGCAAGACAGGCAAGTAATTTTAATAATAAACAAATATCACCACAAGTAACAAAAGATCTTAAACAAAAAGAATTACAAGATATACCAAACAGAATTTTATATTTTAGTGGACAACCTATAAAATTTAAAAAATTTAAAGTCGTTAATGCTAATAAGATAGAAGAAACTGATAAAGAAATTACAATAACACCATTAAAGGTTTCACAAATATCCCAATTAAAAACACCTGAAGCTACTGCTCTATCTCAAGCTTTGAGTAAGGTAGCAGAGTATACCAAATCTCGTATGGGTGCAGGTGAATTGATTAAAAAGACTGGACAAGCTTTAGCAGCGGCAGGACAAGCAGGAAAAGCTTTCGCTGGTGTCACTTAAAATTATGAATAAATTTGATACTCTTTTAGAAAATATTTTTCCTTCAACCATGAAAATGGTTAAGAGGATTCATTACCCAAAACAAATTCAATTCTCTGAAACTTTTTTAAATGCGTTATCCGAAGAATTTAAAAGACTTCAAACATTAGAAGAGAAAGAAACAGAAAATAAACCTATTAGAAATTACAAAGAAAAGTTTTTAAAGGCTGTAGACTTTTGTGTTTCTAATTTCAAGTAAATTACTTCATGTAACGGGAAATGAGTCCCTGTAGTTTTGAAATAATTTGTTCTCTTGAAGGAGCATTTTCTTCTCCTTGAACATAGTCTTCGAACTCTCTTGTATACCAACTTGCAAATTCTTGTGTGGTAATAATTTTGTGGAAAATTTCAGCAATCTGTGAAGATTCTAAATTTTCATTGACTACTTGATTATAAAATTGATTGAAATTGTTCATTGTTTTATTATTTATTTAATTTTTCTTAAATTTCATTAAAGCTTCAATTCCCGTAAAGGAATTTTCTACTATAAACTTATAAGGAAATTCTGTCAAGTTTAAAGAGCAACAAATCTCATTAATGTCTTTATATTTGTCCATTTCTTTTGGCCATATAAACATCTTTTTATTTTGTTTAATGAGTTGTTTAATCTTACGATCCATTTGTTTATTATTCTTGTCATTATCATAAACAAAAATAACTTCATATCCCAGACATTTCTTTAAGAATGTTTCCTGTCTTTCTGTCATGGTTGAACCCCCGATAGCTACTGCATTTTTAACAAACATAGCGTCAATTGGGCCTTCAAAGACAAAAATATAAGGAATAGAAGAATCTAAGTTATTTTCTCCGTAAAGACACTTTTCCCCGTATTTGGTTAGGTACTTTGGATATTCATCACTATTCAAAGAACGACTTTGATAAGATTCTACTTTTCCTGTTTCTGAATAGAAAGGAATAATCAATCGATTCTTGTGAATGTAGTCTTCTGCAGACACATAAAGAGACTTAGGTCGGTTGACAGCTTCTAAAATTTTTCTATTAGTGCAATAGTTAATAGCAGTCTGAATTAGCTTATATTCTCTTCCTTCTTTGTAAAAATCACATTCTTTGGTGTTACATATGTCGATACTATCATGAGGAATTGGTGGAACATCTACTTGCTTAGTTTCTGTTTCTTTTTCTATTTTTACGTTAAGGTCTACAGAACAAGTAAAGTTAGAAGATTCTTTTAATATTTCATGATAGTTTTGATGGGTGACTTCTTGTACCCAATTTAACTCTTTCCAAGATCTTCCGCAATTAAAGCAATAAAAATATCTTTCGTCTAAAAAATAAAAGAGTCTTCTTTTCCTGCCAGAAGAACCCCCTTCATGACATATACAACATTCCGCATTATATACCTTTTGATATTTTTTATATACAGGTCTTTTACATCTAGTGTAAATGGTCTGAATAATATAATCTTGAGGTAGTCCTTCCACCTCTTTAGTATACTATACCTTAAAAGAAAATACAGAGTTTTTATTACTGACCTGCAGCAATGTCTCTTTTACGCTTTGCCGAGTTAATAACAAAACCATCTAAAATAGTAACAATTTCCTTAGCATCTCCAGCAATCTTAATAATGCGAGAAGACAATTCTCTAGAAATACCCATAAAAAGACTACCAGGACGATCTAAATCATTAACCAATTTTTGCAGGCATTCGGTATCTGTGTTTTGCATAGAATCCGCAAATTCCTGTAATTGGGTTTTATATGTTTGAATACCGCTAGCATCAGTTCCCCCTAATACCGGGGCAGGTTCTACATTAATACTATCAGGAGTAGCGACACCACCTTCAGGTGATGCAATTTCATCTTCCGGAGTTTGTTCAGGAACTTCTTCATCCTGTTCAATTAAAAAAACCTGGTTGTACAAATGATCAAATTTCATATAAATAATGTATATTTATTTAAGCAAATATGTTAAACTTTCTATATAGTTTAGGTTTTGTTGTAACCTTATTGGTAATTTGGTTTAAAACAGATGCCTTTTTTGAGTATTGTAAAATTTTTAATTTTAAATGGTTACTCTTTGGATATGATGTTTCCAATACAGATCTTACTTTCCCTCAATTTTTATTTGTTAAAAAACATCTATTAACAAAAAGTAAATTTTGTTTGTTTTATATTAAACTAATTACTTGTCCTCTTTGTTTATCTTTTTGGTTTTGTTTAATTTGCGGATTAATTTTTATTAACCCTTTACTGATACCTTGTTTATATATTTGTAGTTTGTTCGTCTATTTGAGTCTCAGCAAACTTCTTGACCATTAAATTAATTTCTGATTGAAGATCTAATAGTGGTATCAATTTATAATTGTCATTGTTTTTATTGAGCCACAAAACATATAAATTTTTAATCTTTAAAGAAGTATTATCTTCTATAAACTTCTTATAAATACCTAATTGTAAACTATAGGTATTAATTTCACAAGCCTCCAAATGATTTAAAGGCGATAAAAACTTTTTGTTGTGTTTGCTACTAAAATTAATTTCTTTGTTGGTTTTGAAATCATATATTTCCAAGCAATCTTCTTTTGTGTTATAACACAACATATCCAACATACCACAAATCCTAGTATTTTTGATGTCTCCTATGACTAACTCATTTTTAATTGGTATCAAATAGGACTTAGTATCATTATAAAAATTATTAAAGTGTTTTAACAGGACTTTTAATGTTTCTCTTAATTCGTCGTGTTGCTCCGATGTTAATTGTGAAGAAACCCAATTTTTATCATAAGGTACTACTTTATTGTTATAATAATTTTCAGCATAACCATGAAAAACTGTACCCAATACTTTAGAGTACATATTTTTTTGATCCCAACTCCAGATAATTTCTTCGGCTGTTAATCCGAATTGTTTTCCTTTGATTTCAGCCCACTTATCCTTTTCAAAAGGTTCTTTAAATGATTCTATAAATCCAGTAACAGAAAAATTAGCTGAAGGTTTATTGTCTATTTTGTAGGTGTGAGACCCCTCTAAAAAAATTATATTATCGAATATCTTCAGTTCGTTTAAAATATCATTATTCATTTTTTCTTTTTAATCTTTCCATTCTTTTTCTTTTGTCTAAATTTTTAATCGGACATGCACAGTGTTCTTGTAAAGAACATTCTGAACAACCAGAGTCCAAATAAATATCAGGTCTCCAACAAGCAGATTGTGTGATTTCTGCACACATTTTAGCATCTTGTGTCAAATCAATCGTAGTGTTAGGTTTATTTTCAAATATAACTCCTTTTGAAAATTCTTCTCTGAATTCTTTTAAATTTCGATTTTTTCTTTTTACAATTTTTTTATTAGGCATTTACGATAATTAATTATATCATGCCTCTAAAGAAAGGTTCATCAAAAAAAACTATATCAAAAAATATCGGAGAACTTATGAGGTCATTTAAGAAAACTGGTAAAATAGGAACATCTGAACCAGAATCTACTAAAGAAGCTCAAAAACAAGCAACCGCTATCGCTTATTCTAAAGCCGGTAAATCAAAGAAAGTTAATGAGTCTTTTAACTCGATTGTTTCCTCGATTCTGAATTCTTAACCTTCTTAAATCTCTTTTGAGCGTCTTGCATATCTAGACAAGTCCATCCATTTTTACCCCACTGAGTAGAAGAAGGATACATTTCACTTGGTGGGAATTTAGTACCATTAATTTCATAACCGTTATGTGATTTGATAATGATAACTTCATAACGAGGAGTTGGGTTTTCGTTGTCTATTAATTTTTGTTCGTAAATCGCAACATTATCTTCACGAATGATTTGTTTAAAGCTGAAACCTTTATTAGTAAATTTTTTTTCTAGTTTTTTCATTTTTTAATTATAAAAAAAAACTCTCTATATTTCAAGAGAGTTTTTTAATTTCACTGTGATATTTTTATTACTCGCTGACTCGTGCAAAACGACCGAATGAATCACGAACGTTGTGGAAACGTGGGCGAAGGATTGCGGTGTTTGAACGATCCAAGAAACCAACAAACTCATACTTCGATGGGTTGATATACTTGTCTACGATGTTTTCCTTGATACTCTTAGGTACCGTTGGCGGCACATAAAAGTTGGAGATATCACTTAGTTCTTTAGTTGTTACGGTATTACTCATAAGACTTTTATAATATATTTTTTTGAAATAATGTCAACGAAAACCCATTCTTTTTTCTTCAAAAAGTTCAGAAGAAACTACGATTGAATCTTCTTCATTATTGTAAATATCAGCAAGAATCATAGGTTCTTTAACTTCTTTTTTAGTACCCAATTCATCCATAATTTTTTGGGTTTTGCTTACAGAAAGTTTACCGAATTGATATTCTGCTTTAAGACGACCTTTTCGAAGAAGGGCCTTGTCTATACATTGACGCGATGAATTGTATGTGGCAATAATAGCAATGTTAAAAACATTAGCCATGATACCATCTGTAATATTTAATATAGCAGAAACCACAGAAGAAGAATCACTAGGATCTCGAGCCAATAAAGCTTTTTCTGCATCTTCAATGACTAGAATACTGTGTTTCTTGTGAAGAAGAGCAGGAAGGAAAGAAGGATCAGACAACGACTCTACAAAAGCAGTAGGGACATAAATGATGTCTCTATCTACTAAAGAGGAGAGATGTTTAATATAAGTCGTTTTACCTGTTCCTGGGTCTCCATGAAAAAGATAAAGACCAGATTCATTCTTGTTTAAAGAACCTACAATAGCTTGATGAACTTTACCAAAGTCATCATTGTAACATTTATCAATATCAAAACTTTCAGGAACAGCTACTTCAAACGGTTCAAATTTAATAGAACCGTGTTCATCTCTCATGATGGTAAAGATAACATTTTTGATATCTTCTTTTATGAAAAATTTCTCTAGATCTTTTATAGGTAAAGGATTAGATGAAGAATAATAAAGAGTCATTTTAAAGTTACTCTTTTCTAATTTAATTTTTCGTGAATGAGTTCTTTCCAAACAAATTATAATATCTTTATAAAAGAAAGTTTTACTTTGGGACATCTCTGACTCATCATAAACATCCATAGTACTGTATACAGAGGTGGATGTTGGTCCTTCTCGAGGAATACAAGTACCCTCATAAATTAGTTCTCCCTTCTTTTCCAAGAATGACACAATATCCATTGAGACTGGAGTTTCAAATTGGATATTAGAAGCTACTGTATTATATCTCTTTTGAATGTAAAGAGAGTGGGGGAAAAAATGATGAGAATTACTGGGTGCGTAAAGTTGAATTTCTTCGTCTATAATGTGAGGCTTAGCACCAGTAGAAATAGGAAGTTTCATAAAAGAAATCCTAAAGAGTTATATTAAAAAAGCAATATTATTTTTTATTTGAAGATCGATTTTGTTTTAAAATCTTATGCATTCTTTTCATTTTCCTAACTTTAATTTGTTTGGGAGTTTCAAAAGATCTTCTGCGTCGAACATTTTCTAAAATTTCTTCTGCGTCTACTTTGTTTTTAAATCTGCGCAAAGCAGTATCTATATTTTCTTTACCGAAATAATCTCCTTTATTTAATTTTAGTGAAACATTGATCATGTATTTTTAATTATGGAAAAGAGTGCCCCTAGTGTTGAAACAAACACTAAAAAATTAGTCAACTCGAATGTCTATATTATAAACCTCTGGTTGTTTTACAGGAACGGTTACTCGCAATAAACCGTCTGTGTATGTTGAAGTGATGTTTTTAGCATCTGTTTTTTCGCTCAAAGCGAAAGAAAGACTTCCTTTACGTTTGCTTATACCTTTACGGACATAAGAAATGTTTTTAGCCTCTTCTTCCTCTTTCAACACATCAATTTTAAGGTGACCATCACGGACCTTTACATCAATGTTATTTTTACCAACTCCGGCAAGAGCCACTTCTATGATGTAAGAAGTAGGTTCACCTTCATCGTTAGTAATAGCCCTTACATTGTAAGGATATACTGCATTTGGAATGTCGAAAGCTTTTTCAACGTCTCCAAATAATGATTTAAACCAGCTGTCGTTAAAAATAGCAGGAAGCTGGCTTGCCGAACTGCTATAATGACCTACTGTGTAAGTCGGGTCGTATGTTGTTATTTTTGTTGTCATATATTTCTCCTTTTTTTATAAGCGAGATGTTGTATTTTCTAGTTTCTGTTTCGAACACTAGGGCAAAAATATTTATCCACAAAATCCCTTTTAATGCAAGAAAGGATTCGGAGCTTGAAAAGAAAGATCAGGACCTTTAAAAAATAACTCAGAAGCAAGATTATTCAAATACATGCTAGTTGATTGAGGTAAAGCTTTTTGATGTGATACGCAATGAGTAACTCTATTAAAAAATTCATATGAATTAATATTAGAATTGGCAGACGACAACCAACGACTATTTTTATAACGAATTTTATAAGGTTTATAAGCTTCCTGAATTGCTTCATCGTTGAAATAAGCATCAGCTAAATTTTTAGATACCCCCAAACAACATTCTCTTGCGTTGAAGTATTCTCGAAGAGAAGCATTATTTTTTCTCATTTTGTCACAAGAAGACACCGTTAAATGTTTTAAATCTTCTGATAAAGTTTTACCTATTAAACGGTTAAATGATTTTTGGCGGAGACCTTTATTACTAAAATACCTTTGAGATACATTATGTGTAGCAGTCATCCCATTAGTACAAATTTGACGGAGGAGAAAAGGAGAGATAACAGTTTTATTCAAACCATATATAAAGCTAAATCCAGTGTCCCACATATCATTACCATCACCAAAAACATCGACTTGATTTTGTAGGTCTCTAAAAGAAGTTTCTAGAGATAGTGTTTCTTCATTAAATTTCATAGTATGAAGATTAACATTTTCTCCACAATTTTTTAAATATCCTTGAAGTAGATCAAAGCCATAACCAAGTCCTAAAGATTCTTCTTCTTTAATTTCTTCTTTTAAAAATTTAGTAATAACTTTTTCATTACCTTCATTTTTAGTAATAGCAGTAATTGTTTTATCTTTTTTAATATTTGAAAGACAACGTTGTAAAGGCATCCACTGATGTTCATCATCTCGAATCTCTCTAATCAATTCCCCTTTGATTGAAAAAATATTCATAAGATCATTAATAGCAGATGTTTTTACAACTGTACCATCACATAAAAAACGGCGCCCTACTTTATTAATATTTGATAATTGTACAGGAGTTTTACGGAAGAGGTTAATAGTATTTTTAGTTTGATTACTAAACTCTTCAAATCGTGTAAGTAGGGTATTATCCATAATGCCTATTCAATATTAGGTAATTGTTGTAAAGCTCGGCCCAAAGCAATTTCATTACCAACTCGTCGATTAAAATTATCATCCATTGAACAAATAGATTTACCAAACACTGAGGTTTGTTTATCTGGTGTGGTTACTTCAATAGTAGTCGAACCGCCACGCGCATGTAGTTCTTTAGAATAACCATTGATTCTACTCTTAATCTGATATTCCCGAGAATGGATGACCCGAACTTTATAACCTTTCCTTCGCAAATCTTTAATTGTGTATTTCATATTAGAATTCAAATATACAGTAAAACCATTTTTTATTCAAGAAAAAACATAATTATTTTATAACCTTAATGAAATTTTCGGAATTGTTAGAACAATATCTCAAGGAAGTAAAAGAAGAATCAGATTCTATTGAAAGTCCTTGGTCTATTGAAATTACTAAAGATTCTAAAAAAAGTGACGAATATAATCAGTTAGGTGAATTAATTATCCGCTTGTCTTCTTTAAGATCTAAAATGAATTAATATTGAATTTCAGCTTCCGAAATTCGACCTACAATTTTACCATTGTCTTTTATGACAATTTCCAATTCAGCTTCATTTAGTTCTTTAGATGCTTTTTTAAAAGAAACTACCTTTTCATCTTCATTTTCTTCATCATCATCTGAAAAGAAATATTCTTCAACTTTTTCAAAAACCTCTTCAGGCAAACAACGAAGTGAGCCACTATCTTTAAAAATTTCTGAGTATTTGGATTCAGAAATAAATTTTAAAGATTCGTAAAGATAACGTGATTGTAATAAAATTTCCTCTAAATTATTGCCTAAGTCTTTTGTAAACTCTTTAAAATTATTAATTAGTTCATCAATAATTTCTTGTTTGGTTACCTCGATAACCGTTTTATTTACGCTTTTGACTATCATATTATGACTATATTTAAAACAAAAGCGCTAAAAGATAACTTATTGAGCGATTGCTACATCAACCGGAGGAGCTTCTTGATTTTGTTGATCATTAAAATTTCCTTGTACTATGTTTGATGATTCTAAATCTGAAGTATCAGAATATGTGTTATCGCCGTATTGGTTATCTACATTAGGTGAATATTCTACAGTTTCTTCTTTTGGCTTTTTGGCTAAAAGATCTTGAATTTCAGCTGGAGTTTTTCCGTGGTCTTTTAAAATGCTAACAAGATCATCTCTTTCTGTTTTAAGTTTTTGATATTCTTCTGAACCGGGTTCAGCCTTTAAAAGAGCAGCAGTTACTTTATTATACCTACGAGCAAATCCTTTATTGATATATTTGCTTTCAAGTATTTTTTGATAAGCTTCCTCTAAAGCATCTTGGTCTTTTTTCTTTTTAGAATTACCTTCTTTTGCTGCTTTAGCCTTTTTAATGGCTAGATCTTTAGCTTTAATGTAATCATTAGAATCTACTTTACCGTCACCGGTTAGATCCTTCTTTTTACCTTCATTAATTTGAAGGTAGGCTTGTTCTAATAATATTTGATCTTGAGACTTCATGTATATTATTTATCCAAAATTACTGAAGAACTATGTAACTCTGGACCACTTCGACGGTTTCAACAGTCTCACTACCACCCCAATCCATATCACTAAAGTTTGAAGAAGGTTTACTATAATGCTTTGTTTCTGATTTAACAATTCTCCGTTCTGGTTCAATGGCGACTGCTTTTTTTACAGGAATAGGTGTTGGTTGGGTCCTTACTATGATTTCTTTCTCCTTTTTAACATATTCGATGGGGGTAATTGTTCGAGCGACTGGTTTCAATGGTACCGAAGAAGCATAAACCTTTTTAGGAGTCGGTGTTGGTTTGGGTTTAGCTATCTGAACAGGGATTTTCGGTAATTCTATTTTCTTATTAAAGAAATTTTGAAAGTCTTCAATAAACCTAGAAACCACATTTTCTTTTATTTTGATCTCATTTTTTTTCTGATACAATTCTTTAGGGACAGCAACAACTACTGGTTTACTTTTTTCATTTTTAGGCCACTCTATGGTTTTGGTTTCATTATTAGCATAAAGTTCTTCTCGGGCTTTTTTTAACTCAAGAGCTTTTTGTTTTTTGTAATTAGAATACTGGGCGATACTCAAATAACCAACTCCATGTAGCAATATTACTACTAGAAATGCATGCTTCCATTTGATGCTTTTAATTTGGTTATTTTTAGTAAACATAATATTACATGAATTTGAGTGTTTCTCCTACTTTAATTTTATTAGGGTCTTTGATTCCGTTAATTTTGATTAGACGATCATAATTGAGTTTATATTTTTTTGCAATACTAAAAACAGTATCGCCGCTCTTAATTGTGTAATCTTTTGTCAAATTATTACCTGATTGGGGTTTAGTAATAATTTTTTTAACTTCTTTAGGCTCAACTTTTGTTGGTGGTTGTAGTGGCTGTGGTTTACCATCCATAGGAGCTTGAGATTGAGGAGCTGGTGTTGCTTCTGGTGTCGGTTCTGGCGACGATAGAGGTTGAGGTGGTGTATTTTCTCCTACAAATACCTTATCATCTTGTATGATATTTTCTGGTACTGTTTTATCTTTTTGAGGTGCCGCTGAAACTGTAAGTGCAGTTAAAAGAGCGGCATGTATAAAAACTACACCCCAAAAAATTTTGTTCTTCATAAGATTTGAACTAGGAGTTTTTTCTTTTTCTTCTTGTTCAGGAATTTCTCGAAACAAGGTATCTTCTTCTGGAGTTACGTCAATGTGATATTCGTTTTGCATATTTTTTATTTGGTTTGTATTAATGATGTATTTTTTTTACTGGAAAAGCCACAACTTTTTTAAAAATTAAAAGAATCCATTAATTGACAACATTTAAGAAATTCATCATAATTCCACTTTCTGCATTCAGTTATTCCTGAAATAGGATCTTTTTCATACCAATTATGAAAATATTTTTCACTTCCTTTGATATTATCCATAATATGTTTTTCAAGTACCAATGCTTGTTGTTGATCTTTAACCCATCGACTTTTCATGACCTTGATGTCGTGAAAATAATTTTTAATAGGATAAGGTTCATCTGGTCCTTCATATGTTAGTCGATCCATTGCATCTTTTGAACCTGTTATCCCAACTTTAAAAACAGTTTTAGGATAAGAATTACCTCTTTTTAATTTAGCGATATAAACTTTGTACATAACTTTATATTATTTGTAATTGTATTTCTTTGAAAAGGTTTTATTGTTAGCAAGACAATAACTATTCATACTGCAATAATCACAGGTGCGATCAGAATCAAGAAAGATATCTGGTCTCAAACAAGCACCCTTTGTGTGTTCCGGGTGTTCACGAAGACTCAAACTAGTATGAGGTTCATTCTTAAAGATAGGAATGTCATAACGTTGATCCTCTGTCTTCTCCAAAAGTTTGGTCTTTTTAACTTTCTTAGGTTTACTGACCTTTTGAGGTTTAGAAGCAGACTTGGCTTTACGAGAGACAAATGTCTTCAACATATTTTCCAACCCACCATATCGATCAATTTTCTTTTCTAGCATTTGACCGAAAGCCATTACCTTTTCACCTGTAGCGGTACAAATAAGATAAGGGTGGGTGGTGAGCCTTTTGGTTGATTTGAAACAATTGATCTCTTGTTGAATTTGTTCTTGTGTCATCATGTTTTAATACTAGAGCGATTTATGTTTTTGGTCACGGAAAAAAGATTAATCTTTATAATTTCGATTTATCAATTTGAAACCAAATGGTCTACGCGATCCAAATGACTTGGGATAACTTTGCGGACGAACCACTATTCCTTCTGCATCAAGTCCGCTAAGGTATTTTTGTTTGTCTGCTACTTCTTGTAGTTTTTGTAGAGGATTGGCCCATAATTTTACTGTAGCACTAACATCAAGATGGCAAATTAAAGGAACGACATCGCATTTCAATTGATTGAGACAAAAATCTTTCATTTCATCGTATGTCATATATTTGTCATTTGTTTTGATTTGAAATACAAAAATTTTAATATCTTCTAATTTGAGTTGATTGCGTTGAATGCCGTTTCCGCAAAGTTCACCTTGAATTATGCCTGTCCAATTCTCTGGAATAATAAGTTTTCTGGCCGCTTTCCAGAAAGCATTATTTTCATTTTCCTTTTTAGAAAAATTTCTAGTACAAACTCCAGAAAGTACCCCATTCTCTACAATTAATGTTATAGAACTTCCATCTAATTTTTGTGTAACTGTAAGAAAAGGTTCATGATATAAAACTTTATTGACCAATTCGGGATCGTTTAATCCATTGTCTTCATCTGTTTTTGATGCAATGTGAGTAGGAAAATCTCCAGCAGTTTCACCTGAAAGGTTAGCAGGAACCTCTTTTATATACTTTGTAACACCTATTATTTCGGTGAGGTCTGTACCTATTTCATAATCTTTAAATGGCGAAGCTGAAAACTCGTTTAATGAAATTACCAACCCTGAACTATATTCTCCTCTAAGTTTAATATTTTTGATTCTGATTGGTTTATCCGGATTTTTAGGATCTGCTAGAAAATTTGTCCAAGTATAATGAGGTACAATACTATCAATAGTAACAAATACAATCTTATCACCCTCTTGGTGAGTACCTCTTTTAACAACTACTTGCCACCCCAAAACTTCAGCAATATCTAAAGAATCTGCATTAGGGTGGTTGCGTATATTTTTAATGACTTCTATTGAGGCTAATTTCATACCCCAATATTATAAAGATAAAAAGAAACCCTTCAAGAATTATTTGAAGGGTTTTCTAAAATATGTATTTTTAATTTATTATCCTACAGCGCCACCAACGGTACGAAGAAAATCACCAACTGCTCCTTGAACATCTTCAAAGTTATCCCAAAAAGCTTCGCCGTCTTGATGTTCTCCTTCTTTGATCCAATTTTTGAATTCTTCAATCATTTGATCTTTTACTGGATGTGAAAGTGTGTCAAATTCGTGTGAAGAAGTTTGTTCTTCTTCCTTCATTTTTTGTTGATTCCATCGATCAAGACTTTCATCTTCAGCAATATAACTTTTTACAAGATTGTCAAATTTATTCATATATTTTATATTTAATTAATCTTTACTCAATTCCTCAAAAAGTCGTTGAATCTCTTCATAATTTTTTTGGGTTAATGCCCAGTGCTCTCCGGTTCTTTTATCTACTAATGTTTTTTGTGAATCGGAATCAAGTCCTACAACATATTCGTAAACGTGACCCCATCTTTTTTCAAATTCTTCTTTAGTCATAAAAAAATTATTTAATATAAATAATGGTTAAATACAATATATAATATGGCAATTAATTTTCCAGACTCTCCAGTCTTAAATCAAGTTTTTTCTTCTGCTGGAAGAAGATGGCGATGGGATGGAACTACTTGGATATCTTTATTTGATAAAGGTAACGTAGACATTTCAGATACTCCTCCTTTAAATCCTTCTTTAGGAGATCTTTGGTATGATTCTTCTACTGGGGTTTGTTTTCTTTATTACTACGATGGAAATTCTTATCAATGGGTAGACATTAGCTCAGGTAATCCTACTTTACTAGCAGACATCGATACTATTACAGACGCAATCATTTTTGGATAAAATAATATATGAAATCAATACTATCTACAAACCCAACTTTCACACCAGGTGCTGCAAACGTTGGAACTCTTAACTTTTCGTCAGTCAGCGGTTTTAACATAGCTGGTCTTTTAGCAGTACTAAATCAAACTCGTGGAGTTCTTTTGTATGCTACGGGAAAGCAACCAACAGGTTATTTTAGTTGGAACAGTGGAACCAAAGTAATGACTTTAAAGGTAGATACCTCTACTCATTCTTCTGGAGATCAATTACAGGTGATTTATGATGGACCAGGATCTAATGGCCCTGTTTTAAATACTTTAATTTCTGGTGGGGTAACAGATTCCATAATAACCGCAAGCCCTGCAATATTACTTGCGGTAACTCCAAGCGGAATTCAGGCTTCTGCTGAAAACTGGGATTATTTGTATTATGTTAAAAACGGATCAACTACATTATTAGAAGGAAGAAGCACAATTTCAAGCGGGTTCGCAACAAACCATCCTGTAATCCCAAGCTCTGGAATAGATTGTCCGAATGGAATAAAAGTAACAGTAAGCTCAACACCGAGTGCAAATGCTCAAACATTAGCAAATGCACGATTGACCATCAACTACATTTTAAAATAATATGGAATTTGTATATGTTTATAGGGATGAGAATGGAGAGATCACGGGTTCTGCAACTCACGCAGAAAACGGGGAGAAAATGTCTATTAGCAATCCAGAGTATGTAGCTTGGTCAAATAAGGTTTATCCTCCTACTTGGGAGCAAATCAGATCAAGAAGAGATCAACTTTTAAAAGAAACAGATTGGGCTGCATTACCTGATGTTAATTTTGATTCAAAACAATCTTGGTTGGTCTACAGAAATAAACTTCGAAACATTCCCCAAAAATTTAAATCTCCAGAAGAAGTAGTTTGGCCTGAGAAACCTAATAATTAAAATATATGGCTATTAATTTTCCTAATAATCCGGGTAGTGGAGAAATTTATACAGAAGGTAACAAAAGCTGGCAATGGTTAGGTAATCGTTGGGGTGCTTATAATATACAAAATCCAGAAGCTTTTGCTTTTAGGAATAAGATTATCAATGGTAATTTTGATATTTGGCAAAGAGGAACAAATTTTTCTATAACAAATTCAGGAACTTATACTTCAGATAGATGGTCTATAGTATATGATGGAACAGGAGCAACACGAACGGTATCTAGACAATCATTTAGTGTAGGACAAACAGATGTCCCAAATAACCCTGATTATTTTTTAAGATGGAATCAATCTGTTGCTGGATCAGGGGCGAATTTTAATGTATTGAGACAACCTATTGAAGCTGTAAAAACTTTAGCAGGAAAACAAGTAGTTGTAACATTTTATGCAAAAGCTGCAAGTACATTAGATGTACATGTATTTTTTCAACATTATTTTGGAACGGGAGGATCACCATCATCTACAATTAATATACCCGGAGGAACAACAATAAATTTAAACACATCATGGCAAAAATATTCTGTTGTGTGTGATATAACGAATTTAAGCGGTAAAAGTATTGGAACTAACAACAATGATTATTTAGTTTTAAATTTCAATCCTAGTCCAATTAATGATAACGCGACCTTTACTTTTGACATTGCTCAAGTCCAACTTGAAGAAGGCTCTATAGCAACTCCATTTGAACATAGACCAATTGGAACTGAATTGGCTTTGTGTCAGAGGT